AGACGTGCTGTTCCCTGTGAGCCGCCCGTTCTTTACAATCGCAATGACCCCTAAGGCTAAGCTCGAACTCGAAAAAGAGATCGGCGAAGAGAACTCCGGCGAGATGCAGGAGATGGTGCGTGATGCAACCTCGAAGATTTCTGAGGCCGCACTGCGCCATCTGAATCTTGTCGAGTACCGCCCCGTAGCCATCATGGCAGCTAAGCACCTTATCGTTACTGGTAACGTGCTGCTACGTCGTCTTCCTACAGGAGAGCGCGTGCTCTACCCAGTCGATCGATATGGCGTCCGCCGCGATCTCAAGGGCAAAGAGTTCGAAGTAGTCCTTGCTGACAAGAAGCGCTTCGATACATTCGATGACGCCACCAAAGCCTTGATCCTTGAGGCTCAGCCACGTATCAAAGACAACGATATGCTGGACCTCTACACTCACTACATCAAAGAAGGCAAGCGCTGGAAGATCACACAGGAAGTCGAGGGCATCCCCGTCGGCAAGCCGATGCACCAGAACGAGAAAGACTACGACCTCTTGGTCCTAGACTGGTCTCTGTTCGCAGGTGAGAACTATGGCCGCGGTCTCGTTGAAGACAACGCCACGATGTTCCACCAGATCGACGTCTGCACAGAAGCAGTTGTAGACCTAGCGTCTGTCACAGCTGACATCAAGTTCTTTGTACGCCCCGGTTCGCCTCTGTCCCTACAGATCGCTGAACTGAACGCCGCACCACGCGGCACATACTGGCCCGGAAACGGAGAAGACATCACTGTACCTGAGGTCCGAGCTCGCAATGATTTGCAGACCCTCGTACAGCTTGTCCAGCAATGGGAGCAGGAACTGTCCCAGACATTCCTTATGTCCTCCGTGCGCCAAGCTGAGAGAGTTACAGCCGAAGAAATCCGTATGGTAGCTAACGAGCTCGAAAGCGCCTTCGGAGGCTTGTACTCTCAGCTGGCTATGCAATGGCAGCAGCGTGAAGCTGACTTCGCTATCAGCAAGGTAGACTTCAATGCAGAAGTCGGTGGCCTTGGTGATCAGTTCGAGGTACTCGTGACCACTGGTCTTGAGTCCTTGTCCAAGGAAGGTCAGATCGACAACCTGCGTCTAGCCATCGGCGACTTGCAGATGATGGAAGCCGTGCCGGAAGATGTACGTGGTGCCATGAACGCACTACGCTTCGCTAAGTTCGTCTTCACGAACCGCAACGTGGACCTCAAGGCATTCTTGAACACAGCAGAAGAGATGGAAGCTAACCGCCAGCAGGCTCTCGCAGAAGCGGGACGTCTACAGGAAATGCAAGGCGCGGCTAATGTAGCCGAGCACGCTGGTAAAGTAGCCGTAGACCAACAAGCACAGTCATAGGAGAGATGATGACCGAAGAAGTAACAACCCCAGTCGAGGAAACACCGACTAACCCCGTTACGCCAGAAGAACCCAAAGTCGATTTGGATAGCAACCCTCCGGCAGGCGACGAGACACAGACGCCAGCCACTAAAGCTGATCAGCAGGTAGAGACACCTGCTGAGGAACCCGCTGCCGACGAGCCAGCTACTGAGGAACCAGCCGCAGAAGAACCTGCGGAGGAACCAAAGGAAACTGTACTCGATAAAAATGTCTGGGGTGATACAGGCTCAGAGATCGGTAACGATGTTCTTACCGTATTACAAGAATCCGGTATCAGCACAGAAGACGCTAAGGCGTTGATGTGGGATGCCGTCGCAGCCGGTGACGTAACCAAGATCGATCGAGATGCTCTCGTCGAGAAGGTTGGTAAAGCGCAAGCTAATATCATCCTTCGCGGCACAGAGGTCTACATCAACGACGCCAAGGCAGCATCAGCTGCATCCGACAAGGTCGTATTCGATGCAGTCGGTGGCAAGGACAACTGGGATAAAGTCGCGGCATGGTCTGTAGATAACATTCCAGAGGAAACACTCGCCGAGTATCGTCCCATGATCGAGAAGGGTGGCGCACAAGCGAAGTTCGCAGTCGCAGAAATCCTATCCTCTTACAACGCAGCCGATGGTAACTCTACCATCAGCGTAGAAACTCCCCGCGCTGAGCCTACCTCAGTGTCTCCCCCAGCTAGCACAGCTACAACCCGTGCAGAGTATGTCGCCGCTCTTGAAAAGGCGCATCGTAGAGGTGCATCTCAGAAAGAGATTGCGACCATCCAAGCCCAGCGCGAAGCTGGACGTAAACGCGGCATCTAGCCGCTCATAAACTCAAATAAGGAGACCTGCTAATGTCAGGCGCAAACATTCCTAGCGACAGCACCCACCTATCCGATCAGGCCGTTGCCGATATGATCGAACAGTACGGTGGTGTTGTTGACTCACAATTCCACAAGAAGTCCATGATGCGGAACTTCATCAATGTCAAGCCCGTCAAAGGCACTGACACTCTGTTGAACCGCCGCGTTGGCCGGACATCGTTGACTACTCTGACTGCTGGTGTACGTCCACCTGCTACAGCGACTGCATTCGGTAGCACATCAGTAACAATCGATACAGTCGTTATGGCACGGGACAACCGCTCCATGCTGAACGAGTTCCAGATCGACTTCAACGCACGCGCTGAGCTCGGTAAAGACCACGGCAAGGAACTTGCTAAGTTGTTCGACGAGTCCATGCTGATTGCTGGTATCAAAGGTGCTGCTGCATCTGCTCCATCTGGCCTTAACGGCGCGTTCGGTGCAGGTACAACTGCTACTCTTGGTTCCGCTGGCGACGAGCTAGACCCAACTGCATTCTACGAAGCCATCCAAGCTGGTGTAGTATCCATGCAGGAAAAGGACATGGACACAGACGAGTGCGTAGTCTTTGTTAAGCCTGAACAGTACAACGTGCTGCTCAACAACGACAAGATCATCGACCGCGACTTCTCCATGGACAACGGCGACTTCGCTTCCGGCAAGTTCAAGACTGTCATGGGTATCCCAGTTGTGTGGACTAACCGTCTGCCTTCTGCGGCTATCACAGGCCACCCTCTGTCAACCACAGCTAACGGCGACTTCTATGACGTCTCTGCTGCTGAGGCTCGTACAGAGGCTCTGATCCTGCACCCATCCGCTATCATGGCTGGTGAAACTATCCCACTTACATCTGACGTGTACTTCTCTAAGATTGAGCGTCAGTGGTTCATCGACTCGTTGATGGCCTACGGTGCGAACTTCAACCGCCCAGATGGTGCTTACGCAGTACAGTCCATCACTTAATCTAATCAAGAGCCCTCATTCCTTAACCGGAGTGGGGGCTCTTTTTTTGTTTGTCGAGGGCACGGTTCTCTCCACTGTGTCTTCCACTAACAAAAACCACTAAACGAAAGGCTTGTCATGACAGTACGTCTCGACCTTATCAATTCGATGCTAGCGACAACTGGCACGGCTAAGCTGACAGCTGAGGACGATCAGCACCCTAACTACATCACAGCCGACGACATCTTGTCGGAAGTCATCGAAGACTTCTCGGCACTGGACCTCTGGTTCAACGTCAGTACCCGTGACCTAGCACCAAACGTAGACAACAAGGTTGTTGTACCAAGCAACGCTCTGACGGTCAACCCTACCGATCCCTCTAAGAACTACGTCATCCGTGAAGGCTTCCTGTTCGACATGGACACATACAGCTTCACGATCACGGACACGGTTGAGTGCCGGATCACATACGAGCTAACCGTAGCCGAGATGCCGCCAGTGGCTATCCAGTTCCTACGGGCCGACGCTCGCTTCCGCTACTTCGTCAACCAAGACGGCGCTAGCGCTAAGGTTCAAGTCTACAGCCAAGACCTAGAGCGCAAGTACAACCAGCTAATCATCACACACATGAAGAACTCCGACGCGAACTTCTTTAGCAGCCAAGCGTACGCGAACTTCGCAGTTCGGCGTGCAGCAACTGCATCCCCATTAACCCGCATTGAGTAGGACCAACTATGGCAGTATCAGGCACACTAGGCGCTCTATTGCAGGGCGTGAGCCAGCAGCCGCCTGCCATTAGAAACGATGGTCAGGTAACTGCACAAGACAACATGATCTCGGACGTGGTCAAGGGACTGACGTCCCGGCCAGCGTCTAACCTGCTCGGCACTAACGCCACAGCAGACGAAGACATGGATTGGCACACAGTCACGATCTCTGGAAACAAGTATCACATCGGCTTCGCAGTTGGCGAGTTTCGCGTAATCGACGCAGAGGGTGTAGACTATCCTCGCAGCAGAGGTGGCAACTCAGCCTATATCGGCAACAACATGGGCGTACATGTCTACAACGACACGCTCTACGTCTACAACCGCGACAAGGTAGTGGCTATGGACCCAAGCACGGCTGCGGCAGAGGCCAACGTTGTACGTAACCGTGCGTACCTCACAGTAGGTGGCGGCGAGTTCAGCCACACCTACACCGTAACGGTTGTTTACGCTAATGGTGATACAGCCACAGGATCGTATACGACACCGGACGGGACCAATGCAGGCGACGCAGCAGACAGCACAGGCGAAGAGATCGCGAAACAGCTTAATATCAGCTTACAAGCTCACGCCAACTTCGGTTCCAACACAACCGTAGCCCGTAAGGGTTCCGTGCTACAGATCAACTGTACCGGAGAGACCGGCGACACCACAGTCACAGCGACTGATGGTAGCGGCGGCAACGTCATCAAGGTACAGATGAACTACGCCGACGACATCACAGACCTCAGCAAGTACGCCGCTAACGGTGCACTCACGCGGGTCGCTGGTGGAGACGGCGGTGAGGACGACATCTGGTTACGCTTCCAGACTGAGGCTACCTTTAGTGTCGGCGGCGGCTTCAATAAAGCGGGCGCATGGTACGAACACTTCGATGTGTCTCAGCCTTCCAGCTTCGATCTGAGCACTATGCCACACAAGATCACAGACATCGGAGGCATTCTAACACTTGAACAGGGTGACTGGCTAGGACGCCGCGTAGGCGATGCCTCTACGAACCCTGAGCCTAGCTTCGTGGGTAAGACCATCCGAGACATGAACGGTTTCCAGTCACGTCTTGTGTTGATCTCAGGCCCGAACCTGATTACATCTCAGACCAATGACGAGCTCGACTTCTGGCGTACAACCGTTACAGCTGAGCTACCAGTAGACGCGATCGACATCAAATCGACAGCTGAGACTGAGTTCGAGATGCAGTGGATCGTACCCTTCGACCGCGACTTGATCCTATTTGCTGACGCCAGCCAGTTCATTCTGACCGGCGCTACAGCCCTGACACCAAGTAACGCCTCGCTTGTTCAGACAACGAACTTCGAGATGGGTAACGCAGCACGTCCAGCCTCAACAGGTAAGACGCTGATGTTCCCGTTTAGCTCTGGCGGCTTCGCTGGGGTGAAAGAGTTCTACTCTACAGCAGAGGGTTCAGCATCTGACGCTGAGGCGATTACGACCACAGCCGACGAGTACATGAGCGGCAAGGTCAAGCGCCTCGTGGCATCCACGAACTTCGAGTTCCTGATCGTACAGACTGACGACGCAGCAGAGTCCAAGACCCTGTACGTGTATCAGTATTACTTCGAGAATAACGAGAAGGTGCAGGCATCGTGGTCTCGCTGGACATTCCCCTTCGATGTTGAGAACGTGTTCTTCGACGGCTCCACTATGAACCTTCTGATGCACGATCCTGACGAGCTAGGCTTTCATGTAGTTACACTCGACATGGACCTACCTGATAACGTAGAGACGGGCTACCCAGTCGTTATGGACTCGATCGCTACTGATACAGCAGAGACTGACCTAAGCGATGCGCAAGCACGTACACGCGTGGTATTGCCGTGGCCTAACGCGAAGATCGTACAAGGCACAGGTTGTGCCGTGCCCGGTCAGACAGCGCTCGACGAGATCGTGGACAACGGAGACGGTACGTACGACTACTACTTCTTGAATGCTACAGTGCCTGACGGGGCTACGGTCCTGACTGGGCTACCTGTGACCGCATCTGTTAAGCCAACCATGCCATTCATTCGTGATGGTAACGGGGCGGCAATCAAGAACACTAAGCTAGTGGTCACGCAGTTCGTTCTGTACTACGAAGAGTCAGGTTACATCAACGCAACCATGTCCTCTAAGTATCGCACCACAGACCGCGAAATGAGCAACGAGCAGGCTGTAGTAGCAAACGATCCCGACGATCCCGACGGTCTCGGTATCCGCTCCGGTAGCTACACCGTCCCTTGGGGCGAGCGCAGCGACTGGTCTGAACTGACAATTTCAACTGACGACGTCCGTCCTATGACGATCCTAGAGATCGAGTGGATCGGACAGGTACAAACCCGTGGAAGGAGGGTCTAATGGTAGACTTCAATATGTATGCCAAGATGGGCACCCAAGCTATCGGGGCACTCGGTCAGGCGTCTATTCAGCAAGACCAGAACAAGATCACTGAAATCCAGCACAAGATGCAAACGTCTGCTCAGGCGCACCGTAACGTACTAATGGGTATGTCTGCGGCACGTCAGCAGAACAACGTAGCGCTGGCTCAGGCTCAGGTGGCGGACCAAAGCAAACGCTTAGAGTTCAACATCAGTCTACAAGCACTCAAGCACAAGTCGCAGGCACAAGTGTCTGCGGCAGCTGCCGGTGTATCAGGACGCAGCGTTGACGCTACCCTACAGGGTCTGCGACGCTCTGAGATACAGGCGCAGTTCGCTCGCGTACAGAACCGTAACGCACAGCAAGCAGCACTCCGTCAGAATACTCGTGACATCAAGATGAATGCGATCCTCGGAAAGGATACCACAATCATCCCACGTCCGGTACTACCCGACGCTTCCTCGGCCCTACTGGGTCTTACAACAAGTCTCATAGACACATGGGACCAGAACAACCCAGAAGGTCATCGAACCACGGACGCCGAACTCGGCTTCTTCTCAGGATAGGAACACATAATGGCAACAGGAACACAGCGCCGTGAAGGCGTAACAGACAGCCTCGCAGGACAGGCGGAAGTAAACCCCGTCATCCCGACATCGTCTGAACTACATATCCCTAACACGCAGGTTCCTGCTGCCCCTAATGTGACCAATTCACGAGAGGCGCAGCTAGCATCTGCACTTACGAACTGGATGGGCCAGAAGTGGCAGCAACGTGCAGACGTAGAACATGAAGCCTCTGTCCTCGACGGGCAGATGGCATACCAGCAGGGCCAGACCCTCGAAGATTTAGAGATGGAGGGCGACAAGTGGGCCAACCAAGGCTACCGCGTCATGCAGGCGCAGTCTATGTCCGCCTCCCTTCTCTCCGCACAACAGGAAATGATCAGACAGTCGCAGTACGCTGACGACCCTGACACCTTCCGTCAAGCATACGTAAACCGTTTGAACCAGACCATCGAAGGGCTCGACCCACAGACAGCCCGGATGGTCCGTGAGAATATGGCTAACCAGATGCCTGCACTCGTGTCACAGCACACGCAGGCGTATATGCAGAACCAAGAACAGAACACATACGACACGCTCGTTGAGTCCGTGCATATGTTGTCTCAAGACCCTAGCTCATTCGGAGAACTCATTGCTAACGCGATGGACGTCGAGGGCTCTGGTTCACAGATGCTCAGCGCAGATCGCCGTCAAGCGGCACTGGCAGAGGGCGTCGTAGCGGCATTCGATCGCATGAACCCTGTAGCGTACCAGCAGCTGAAAGCCTCTGGTGTTATGGACGACATGCCTACAGCGCTGGTCAACCAGATCAACGCAGCTGAGGCTCGCTTCCAACAGCGTGCACGGGCTGAGTTCAATCCTGAGCTACAACGTGGTATGCAGGAAATTCAAGAGCGTATCGACGCAGGCTCCTACTCAGGCAACCAGCAGGGCATGGTTGATGACATGACGGCACTTTGGGCGGAGCACCATCTAACGCTCAACGCACATGAAGCTGGTGCAGCTTACGCCGGTCAGCGTCAAGCAGAGATCACGGATCAGACACGAGAAGTCGTGGCTATTCAGGCAGCACAGGCACGCGGCGACTACGCTACAGTCGGCAACCTCACACAGCCCATGATCAACAACCTCGATGCAGGTGGTGGGCCAGCCAGCTTCCGTGCTATGGCAGAAGTACACATCTTCCCTAAAGAGAGCGGCGGAGATTACAACAAGCTCTTCAACGACTCGGAGCTACCCGGCAACCCATTCGCAGGCGTACGTGTCACAGACATGACAATCAACGAGGCGATTGCGTTCCAAAGCCCTAGCGGTGCATACGGACAGTACGTGGCGGCGCGTAACGGTGGCGTGGTATCAACTCCTATCGGAGCGTACCAGATCATCGGCGACACCATGAAGACAGCGCGTGACGGCCTCGGTCTAACAGGCAACGAGCGTCTTACTCCTGCTATGCAGGACCGTCTCGGTCAGTACATCTACGACACACAGGGACATACCGCATGGGAAGCGTGGCAAGGTAACGACCCCGGCTACAGCCGTGAGCAGGTTACTATGACCCGTACAGGCCAGTATTCGTGGGTAGAGAACGTCGAGCACTACGGCGGCGATACTACACGCGCAGCTATCGCGTATCTCGATGGTCGTGACGCAGCAGACGCCTACGACGGCGACGTCAGCACATTGAGTGCAGAGACAGCTGGATACATCGATCAACTCAACCGTCAGATGGCGGGAGAGGACATCTACCAGACAGCAGCACAGCGCCTATCTATCGCACAGACTTCCTTGCAATCAGCACAGGCACTGCGCGACGGTCTCCTAGAGCAACAGCAGATGACTGGCGAGTACGAGCTACAGCGCGACATGCAGTTCGCTACGCAGCGCCTACAGGCTGGTGAGATCAACTACAGCCAATACGAAGACCTCTACAACCAGCGTCGTGAGGCGAGAGACTTGCAGCAGACACGCGGTACGTTGAGCTACCTCAATGACCAACGTCTGACGTCTATAACTAACGCAGCTAAGCGTGAGACAGAAGCAGGTAACACAGAAGCAGCAGATGCTATGTGGGCCTTCCGAGGCGAGATGGCTGAAAGTCTCGAAGCGTTCAAGGTTTCTATCCAAGACCCTAACCTGAGTTCTACGGAAATCGCTACTATGGGGCGGGCTTACATGGATGCTACACGGCAGCTCGCAGCAGATCGCGGTATCCGTATTCAAGACACGAACCTAAACAAGCAGATCGAGACGATAGCACCCCTCGTTCAAGAGCAGATTAAGGTACGCGCAGATCGTGAACGTGATCAAAACATCATCGACACTGCGGTCCTGACTGGCAGCGTGGCGCAGCTAACTCCGCGTCTACGTGCTTTGCATGAAGAACAGACTGCTATACAGACTGCTAAAGATGTGAACAGACGTGTCGAGAGCGGTGAGGTTCCTCAGGAAGCCTACGGCCAAGAGATACAGGCACAGACTATCCAGAACTGGATACAAGCTGGTGTCGTATCACAGGACGCGCAGGACATCTACTCTGCACAGATGCTCGCTAATCTCGCACCAGACGGCGAAGCTAATCCTACTGTAGTGAACTCTCTGCTTACCTACTCGGACCTAATTAAAGCTGGGCACCATGAGGTAGCGAAGTCCATGTTCACTGACGGACAGGCACGTGGTCGTGCTGAGGCTCTGTTAGTCCTAGCAGGCGGTCCATCAGCTGACCCTGAGTCTATCGCCTCGGCATTGAAGACGGCACAAGGTCGTCTTGACCGTGCATCTTCTAGCGCCACCACTATGCAGACCTCTGGCCGACCCGGTTCAGCTGAGATCGACGTGGCGCAGCAAGTATCTGCTGGCGTCCGTGCCTACATGTCTGGACAGAACGTCGGCTGGGTACAGAGCTGGTGGGAACAGGGTACGATCAAAGACACGTTCTTACGTACTGGTATGGACGAGGCCGCAGTCTTCACACAGGAAAACGAAGACATGCTGACTGATCTGATCGTAGGTGAGGCTGAACGCAGGTTCGCACTCGACCCTAACTTGGGTATCCCTATGGAGAAGATCGTTGAGATGACGCAGGAAGACGTCTTAGGACGTACCTCTGTAATCGGCAACCGTCTGGTAGTCATGGAACGCGGTCATGCAGTCGTTGATCAGATGTTCGGTGAACGCGCAGGATCGTATTCTGGTATCACTGGTATCGAGCAGAAGGTCATCAAAGCGTTTATCGCAGACCAAGCTGCCCAAGACCCAGATCGCTGGGGTGTTCTAGTAGGAGCATCGGCAGAAGAGCTCTGGTTCGGTGAAGACCACATGACAGGTGAGACTGCTCGTCAGATCAGCCTGAGTGAAACTGGTGTACGTCCTATCGGAATGCACGAGACGAACGGTGTAGATGTTGATCTATTCGTTATGGGCCGTGACGGCGTAGGCATTGACCTACCAGCCGAATGGACTCTGGAACGCATGGGTGAATGGTATCACCAGCGAGAAGTGAACCGTGCCTTGGCACAAGTACAGAACTAAATAAAACCCCTCCCTTTAATCGGGGAGGGGATACTCAATCGGAGAGAACATGGTACAAATTATTGACACAGTCCGTAAGGGGCTGGTGAGCGAAGCAATGCCTTCCTCCGAAGAAGAAGAAACACAGGCACCGCAATCGACGACGTTTCAGGATAGAAACCTCGAAGAGATGCGCGACCAGATGACATTTACCGAGAACCTCGCAGCAGGCGGAAGACAAACCGCAGCCTACAGCATTGGGACGCGAGCTCTCGAAGAGGGTGCAGCAGCACTCGAAACATACAACGAAACTAACTCAGTCCCAGAAGACCCGTCCGAGATGTTCGGTACACCGGGAGACTTCGACTTCGATAGGGCCGCAGCGGTCGTAGGAGGCGCTCTAAAGGGCGTTATCGGCGGAGCGCATGACAGCGGCGAATCGTGGGCGACACGCGCTGAGGACGCCGAAGAGCTCCTTGAGGGCATGGATGCCGACGACTTCGAGTACCTCTTAGGTCTGCCGACACGAGAAGCAGCCTTCCGTGCGCGTGGCCGTATCCTTGCTGAACGAGCCGAAGCTGCTAGACTGTCCTATCAGACAGGCGGTGGAGCTACTCGCTTTGCTGCGTCTATGGTAGACCTTGATATGATCTTCGCACCACTGAAAGGTGGTATGGTCGGCTACCGTACAATTGCAGCAGCTGGAAGACGCGTCAGCGCATCCCGGCGAGTACAGGGCGCTATCGAGGGCGCAGCAGCAGGTGCTCAAGCAGGTGCACTGGTTGGCGGCGTTGAAGCAATGACAGCCGACTCACAGGCTGAGAACACATTCATCATGTCAATCCTCATGGGTGCTGGCGCAGGTACAGGCTTAGGCGCTGTACTTGGTCCGTCTGCCCGTCAGATGGCAAAAGACCTCGATCAGCAGATCGCTACAGGCGACCCAGCACTGAACGTACAGGACATCGTAGATGAACCTACGGGCCCGTCACCTATGGCACCGCCAGAGGCAGACGTAGAGCAGCAATCGATCGGTGCTGCCCGTGCATCGGGTACTACCTTTGAAGGACGCTCATTGCAGCTGGACAATCCAGACATCTCGGCTACGTCCGCTCACTGGATCGATCGAGCAGACGACCGTATCAGCGGCACAGACTTCGACGCTCGTCGTGCGGAAGAACGCAACGCATTCGAGAAGGTTCTACAGAGCCCTATTGGTGCTAGACTTGGCGGCGCACGTGTAGCAACTAAGCTGTACGATACACAGTCTCGCGTAGGTAACTGGATTGGACGAGACATCTTGGAAAGTGCCTCAGGCGCTAACCGTGGATCGAACAACGCAGCAGCACTACAGCGAGTGTATAACGGACGAATTAACGACAATTTCGTAGACGTCTCTAAGCTCATGAACGACTGGGCTGCGGACAACATGCCGAACAAGTTCTTCTCTACACGCCGTTTCGGCGCTAATCAGGGAGCTATTGAGGCGTTCAATCGGCAGGTACGTTTAGAGCGCAACGCACGTGAGAATGCACACCTAAATCGTGTAGACGATGCAGACGTAGACTACTCGACCACAGGTCTGACTACATCTGACCAGCGTATCATTAGTGCAGCGAACATGTATGACGGTGCAGCTAACACAGCACACGACGTCTTTACTGGCTTTGGAGGAAAGCAGACGCCTATGCGTGGCACGGCTGATCTGCCTAAGAACCCGCACTACAACCCACAAAAGATCATGGGACGCGCTATCCGTAAGTACCTAGACGAAGGTCGCTTTACACAGGAAGAGCTCGAAGAGGCTCTAGCAGCCGGTCTCAGAAGCCGTGGATTAGGTGAGGGAAAGGACGCAGCTGTAATTGCTAAGGCCGTTCTACAGCGAGCTAAGGCGCAGTCAGAGGGTGTGGACACTAATGTCTTTGGCCTACTGTCCGGTGACGGTGCAGATTGGCTCGAAACAGTGCTTCAATCCTCTACACTCAGCAAGACTGAGCGCGAAGGTATCATGAAGCGTCTTAAAGGCGCACAGGCCGACAAGAGTAAAGCTGGCTTTACGAAGTCTCGTAACGGCGTAGATATGGACATCGACATCGGCGATTCTGGTCTCAAGCTAGTAGACGTCTACAGCAACGACATGCTAGGCGACTGGTCGCGATACTCTCGCGGTGTGGCTGGGGGCTCAGCCCTAGCACGTAAAGGCATCGATAGTCCCGCTGCACGAGAAGAAGTTATTACAGCTTTGATGGCGGAGCAACGAGCGCTCGGTATTACAGATGGTCATAAAGACTTCCTGCATCCGAACGAAATGCGTGCTATGTTCACGGCGTTTGATGCTGGCCCTCAGAAGGGTTGGAGTGGGATGCACCCGGATCGAGCACCAGAGTCTCAGTCGATTTATACATCTGACATCAAACGAGCTGTTAACCTCGCTTGGCTGAACAAGGTAGGTTTCGCGCAGCTCGGTGAAACCGCTGCTGCCATTGCACAGAACGGTATGCGAAACTTCCTCGATCAAGCAGGTGTACGCACAATCTTGGACAAGGCGGCTAAAGACCGGGATCAAGTTCTGCTCAAGGACATCAAAGCTATGACGGGTACGTTGTGGCGGGACGAAGATATGTTCAGTCCGCACCTAGACCTA